CCAGCACCTCAAGAACCTGTTCGGCAACGCTGGCGAATACGACGACGGCATGATCGAGATCGCCGTGAACACCGGCAAAGGGTGGCTCGGGCAAATCTATCGCACCGACGAGATTGAGGCCGCGACGGCCTATGCGGTCGCGAAGAACGAGCAGCGGTGCAACGTCTACGTCGGCGTTGCCTTGCGAGACCCTGATCTGCCACCGTTCGGCAGAGCCTCGGACTCGGACCATTACGCGACCACAGCGGTCGCCGGTGATCTCGACACCGCCGAGTCGTCGGCTGCGGCGCCCGCCAGAACCAAGGTGCTGCCGCCGTCCTTCATCGTCTGCACGGGCACGCATCCCCACGCCAGGCTTCAGCCCTACTGGGTCTTACGCGAGGCCATCACCGACCAGGAGCAGCACCGCGCTGCGTTCGGAGGTATCGCGGACAGCCTTGAGGGTGACCGAGCGATCACCAACCCCTCCCGCGTGATGAGGCTGGCAGGCACGATCGCCTGGCCGACTAAGCCGGGCAGGGTGCCAGAGCTCACGTCGCTCGTGCCGCTGAAGTACAAGCCGAGAGCCTACGACCTCGACGCAATCATGCGGGCATACCCTGCAAGCGACAAGGTCCACTCAATCGACACAGGCCGGAAGAATGATCCAATCGAGCGCATCGCGACCGGCTCTCTCGGCCTCGGTGCCGAGCAGATCTCGGACGGTCGAGAAGCATATATGCGGGACACGATCCTCGCCGTGCTCATCCAATGGATCGGTGAGAACGGGTCGGTTCCGACCGACCAGGAGCTCTACGACGCCGCGTGGACGCAGTACAGCTCGCACGTCGATTTCAGCCGTCCAGGCCGCGGGCCTGACGAGATGGTGCGGAAGATCCGGTCCACGCTTGGACGGTTCGAGCGTGGCCAGCTGCGGGGGCTGCCAGACATGGATGCTGCCGTGGCAAGGTGGCGGGAGAAGCAGAAGCAGACAGCGGAGCGGAAGCCTTTGGATCTTCCCCCGCCGCCAAGAACGCATCAGGAGGCCGACACCAGCCGCTTCCAGTGGTTGACGGCCAGCACAGGGCTTGCGCCGGTCCTGAACGGCAACTGGCTGATCAAGCACGTCTTGCCCGCGGAGGGTCTCGGCGTGATCTTTGGAAGGCCAGGCAGCGGCAAGACGTTCTCGGTGATGGATATCGCCATGCACGTCTCTGCGGGCATCAAGTGGCGAGGCAAGAAGGTCCGCAGGGCGGCGGTTTCATACGTCAGCCCGGAAGCTGGTCGGCTTGGCGTCAATCGTGTCATTGGCTGGGCTAGGCATCATGGGATCGCTTGGCCAGAAGGCTTCCGGCTGTCGCCAGCAGCCATCAACCTGTGCTCGGACCAGACCGACGCAGACGCGCTGATCGCCGACGTGAAGGCCAATCAGCCCGGCTGCCGCCTGGTCGTGATCGACACCCTCAACCGTGCGATGGCGGGTGGCGACGAGAACTCGGGCGAGGACATGGGCCGTTTCGTCCAGCTCTGCGACCACATCGCCAAGCAGCTCGGCGCCTTCGTCCTTGTCGTCCACCACAGCGGCAAGGACGCCGCCAAGGGCTCCCGCGGCCACTCCAGCCTTCTGGGCGCCGTCAGCCTTGAGCTGGAGGTCACCAAGGAGCAGGGGCAGCCCGGCACCATCAAGGTGACAAAGATGCGCGATGGCGAGGACGGGGCCGAGTACGGCTTCAACATCGACAGCGTGCCCCTGGGCGAGGACGAGGACGGCGAGGAGGTGACGACCGGAATCTCGGTCGATGCCGACGTCGAGGAGGCCAAGGCCGTCAGGGCAGCAGTCCCGAAGGGCAACAACCAGAAGGCCGTCGCCATCGCCTTTGAGCAGTATGTCGATGACCACGGCAGACCCAACCCGCCAGGAACCGGCTTCGCCGAAGCCGGCAAGGTCAGGGTGGTTGATGTCGATGCCTTCATTGAGTTCGCCTCGGGGAAGATCGTCGGTGGCAAGCCGCACGAGAAGAGGAAGGCCGCACGCGAGGCGGCCCACGGTCTGGTCGCCAAGGGGTTCTTCGCCGTTAACGGCGGCCTCATCTGGAGGTCCAAATGACCCGGAAATCGATCGGGACAAAACGGGGGAAACGGGGAAAACGGGGGAAATCACCGTTTTCCCCGTCCCGGAAAAGGGTGTTGACGGCGGGGGAAATAGGGGTTAAAAACGCTTTGCGTTTTTACCCGTTCCCCCGTCCAACATCCCCCGCCATTTCAGCCGCTGCTTTTTTGCTGGTGGCGAAATGACCAAATCCCCCGCCCAGCTGGCGATCGAGGCACTCGACGAGATGGCCCGGTCGATGGAGGTGAAATGGGGTTGTGGGCGCCTGCCCCGGCTCGTGGCGGGCATCAACCCAGAGTTGGCGGGAAAGTTCTGGTCGCAGTTCGAGAAGCTCAACGCCGCCTGCCAGGCCGGATACCTCGCAGAGCAGGAGATCCAGGCGACCCGGATGCGGGCGGCGTGGACGCAGCTCGATATCGCCGCCGAAGCTCACAGCTGCGAACCCATCAGCCCGAAGCGCCTCGAGGGGCGGCTACCGGATGGCAGGCTCCTGGTCGTCGTAGACGGGCCGGAAGGCGCCTGGCGGGTGGCGCACGAGGATCGTGCGGCGGTGGTCTGGTCGATCGACGAGGTTGTCAGGATGCTGTGGTCGTTTGAGATGGTGAACGAGGCCAAGACCGTCTGGCCGGGGGCCAGGGTCGAAAAGGTCAGGGTCGATCCTGACAGCCTCAAGCCGCCGGTGGACTGGAAGGTCGGCGACGAGCTGCCGGCGTCCATGATGCTGGGCGCGGGTTGAGCCGAATGGTGAGTGGCATCTACGCTTGGCGGTCGGTGATGCAGCAACCGGCCGATTACACGCAGCCGGATCCACGGGCCTTGGCAGATCGCGCCAGGCGGCAGGCGACGCCTGAGAGCAGGGATCTCACCGGCATCCTGCTCGGCGACCCGCCAGCGGGCAGAAGCGCATTGGATCGGAAGAGGGAGGTCGAAAATCGAATCAACCACCAGCTCGAGGAGCACACCGATGGCGAGTGATAACGACGAGATCATCAGGCCGACGCCCGAGCGGATGCGTCGCGCCATTGGCTACGACGAGCTCACCGAGACGCAGAGGGGTGGCACGACCCGAAAAACCGGGGCGGTTCGGATGTGGACGAATTTGGAAGATCTAAGGCGGAAGCATCTGATCACCAACGAGCAGTTCGAGGCTGGGCAGAAGTATTTCTACGATCACGAGCTGGCGGGTTACTCGCCGCGGGTGACGATGCGCTGGCAAGAGTGGATACAGGGGATGGCTGGCAGCCCAGGGAACCTAGATGCCGCTGAGCGACGTGTCTTCCACCAGAAGCGATGGGCTGCAGCCAATAAGCTGCTCGAGGAATTGGGGTGCCGGAAGGCAATGCACTGGCTGATCATGGATAACCTGAAGCCCGAGGAAATCGGAAAGCGGTTCTGGGGCTACTCGGGGCAGCGGGCTGCTTCTGCGTCGGCGAGGGTAACAGCAGCTTTGGCGCTGCAACAATTGGCCAAGTTCTACGGGATTGTGAAATAACACTAGCACCGTAACGTGGGTTTCCGTCTATTCGGGTATCATCAGATGATTTGCGCCCGCAGTTGAGAGCTGCGGGCGTTGCTATTTCGAGGTGCAATTATGGCCGAAGCTGTGTTGGGACGGCCGACTGTTTTCACGGCGGACACCAAGGATTTGATCCTGGAGTACATCGAAAGTGGGATGAGTAACCCCGAGGCGTGCAGGATGCTCGGCGTTCAGCCGTCAGGGCTTTACCTGACATTGAGCCGTGATCCTGATTTTCGGGAGCGTTATGAGCAGGCAAAAGCTGCTGGCGTCGATGCGATCGTTGATGAGGCCGAGCAAGCCGCGCACGAGGCCCGGCGCGCTGAGAGCGGCCATCAGGTCGCTGGTGCGAAGGTGTTCGCGGATTTCAAGAAGTGGCAGGCCGCGCGCCTGGCGCCGAACCGCTGGGGCGAGAAGGCGCAGGTCCACATCACGGGCCAGATCCAGGCTGACGATCAGGAGATGGCCAAGCGGGTGGCCTTCCTGGAGGCGCTACAGGGCGGTGACGACGAAGAAGGGGCCGACCTACAGGCCGACCCCTGATTGCCGCCAGCGGACTCCTGTGAGTCACTGGGAGGCATCTAGCGCGCGGTAGACCGTCTCGCGGCTGATGCCCATCTGCTTCGCGATCTTCGCCTTGGGGATGCCCAGTGCGACGAGCTCGCGGATCTTCGCTTGGTCGACCGACACGGGCCGGCCGCGGTACTTGCCCTCGGCCCTGGCCTTGGCAATGCCCTCGCGCTGGCGCTCGAGCATCATCTCGCGCTCGAACTGGGCCACGCTGCCCAGGACGTTCATCATCAGCTTGCCGGTGGGCGTGCTGGTGTCGAGGTTCATGGCGAGGATCCGCAGTCCGACGCCCTTCTTCTCGAGGCGGCGGGTGATGTCCATCAGGTCGGCCATTGAGCGGGCCAGGCGGTCAAGCTTGGTGACGACGAACGTATCGCCGGCTCGGGCGAACTCGATCGCAGCCTCGAGCTGCGGCCGCTGCGCCATCGACGACAGCTGCTCGCTGAACATCTTCTCGACCCCGGCCTGAGCCAGGTCGCGGTGCTGGGCGTCCAGGCCGGCGTCCTGGTCGGTGGTGCTGGTGCGGGCGTATCCGATAAGCATGGGGCTCTCCTGTCTCGTTATTCGATAACAGGACGATACTGCCGCATAACTCAGAACGCAATTCAAATGTGACACTGCCTCAAGGCTCAAGAGGCCGCCTCGTTTGGGCTTGCCCTAATGTGACAGCCAAGCAGCAAGCAGCCAAGCGCGACGCAGCCAAGCGGCGAGGCCCGGTCCAGATCCGGCCGAGCCGCACCCCGGCAGCCGCGGCCGGCTGGCGGCCGACCCCCGGCCACCCCCCTGCGGTGGGGCCCCCCCGCTGGAGCTGGCCCTGCCGTTTTTGAGAAAAAACCAAAATTTGAACCCTGCAACCAAAGAGTGCAGCCAAGACATCCCACACGACGTGGCCGTCTATGAGACCGCACCGGACTACAACTGGCGGCTCGACGCCTACGGCTCCTACCTCTTCGCTCTGCGGATGATGGCGCTGGCGGTCGGCTCACGCCTCTTTGAGACCCTGCCTGAAATGTACTGGCAAGAACAACACGGCCTCATCGTTTGAAACGGACACCGGATGCCAAAGACCCTCTACAGCCTCCTGAACCCCAAGACGCTCCGCATCGCCGACCTGATGATCGACGATGGCGAAGGCGGAATGGACGCTCGCGTGAACGCCGCCAACCGCCAGGTGGTGGTGGACAGCTGGAACCTGGGGCCGGAAGAGGCGTCCGTCGACCCTGCGGCCAACGGCGAATACTGGCGCAAGATGGCCGACCTCTGGATGATCGAGGAGCCTGAAGCGCGCCGTCGCTTCTGCGCGAATTGCGAATATTTCGATAATTCGGTCGAGCGCATGGAGGGGATCGAAGCCGTGCGCCTTGACAAGTTCGACCTGGATGGCGGCGGCCGCGGCTACTGCACCAAGTTCGACTTCATCTGCCACAACCTCCGCGTCTGCCAGGCGTGGGAGCCGTGCGACGACAAGGGAGAGGACTGATGCCCGTCGTCAAAGCTGGCGAGATCTTCGCGGGCTACAACAAGCCGAAGCGCACGCCGAAGCATCCGACCAAGAGCCATGCCGTCCTGGCGAAGGTTGGCGACAAGACCAGGCTGGTCCGTTTCGGCCAACAGGGCGTCAAGGGTGCCGGCGACAACCCGACGACCGAGAAGGAGAAGGCCCGCAAGCGTTCCTACTACGCCCGGCACAACGCGCAGGATCCGAACCCCGACAAGATGTCGGCGCGGTACTGGTCGAATAAAGTGAAGTGGTGAGTGCATCATGGCAGCTCCGCAGCAGCCCTTCTGGGCAGGCTCAAACCCGAAGAAGAAATCTACGAAGCTGACAGACATCCAGAAGTCTGCCGCAAAGCGCCGCGCTGCCAGCTCTGGTCGACCGTACCCGAACCTCGTCGATAACGCCTGGGCTTCACGCCAGAAGAAGGGCAAATGATTGGAGGCGCCTGATGCGCTCAGTGCTTGCCGCCGTGCTTATGACCTGCATGTCTTCCGGCCTCGCATTCGCCTGGTCGATCGACGACATGAACGCCCAGATTGAGAAGACGAACGTGATCGTTGGCGGGGTGTGTTCCGGCACGATCATTGACGTGAAGGAGCGACTTGTCCTGACCGCCCACCACTGCATCGACCAGCAGCTGGTCGAGGAAGAGGTCAAGGAGATCGACGACAAGACGGGCGAAATCAAAACGAAGAAGGTCCAGAAGCGGAAGCCTCTGGAGATCACCGTCAACCGGATCGTTGACTACGAGATCGTGTCGAGCGTTGACTATCTGGTGAAGATCGTCGGCACTGATACGCAGAACGACATCGCTCTGCTGCAGGTGATCGACACGGAGTATGTGCCAGCAGCGGCTGCAAAGCTTGCTCCCGATGGCTTCGTCATTCGCCGCGGCATCCGCGTCTATGCGGTCGGGAACCCAGGGGTGATCTACGACAACTCGATCACCGAGGGCATCATCTCGGCGCCGCAGAGGACGCTTGAGATTGACGGCAAGAGGTTCAAGTTCTTCCAGCACTCGGCCTCGATCATCGGCGGCAATTCTGGCGGTTCGATCCTGAACGAGGATGGCGAGCTCATCGGCACTGTATCTGCCGGCGTGCGTGGTGCTGCCATCGGCTTCGCGGTGCCGATTTCCTTTTCGAAGGATCTGATCCGCAAGGCTGGTTTCGGCAAGGTTCTTGAGGCCAAGTGACAGCACAGAACCGCCTGACCCCGCACCTCGAGAAGATCGCGGGCGTCAAGGACAAGAAGAAGCTCGCCAAGGACATCGCCGCGGCGACGAAGCACCTGCGGTTTGTTCCCTGGCCTGGGCCGCAGACCGACGCATACCTTTCAAAAGCTGACGAGCTGTTCTATGGTGGCGCTGCCGGAGGAGGTAAGCGCTTGGACATAGATACTGAAATACCAACTATTTCTGGTTGGACTAAAATGGGAGACCTACAGCCGGGAGACATGGTCTTCTCGGTTGATGGATCACCGACGCGAGTAACAGCGGTCTCAAAAATTGAGCCCGCTCCTCGCAGTTTTGAGGTGGTGTTCGACACCGGCGAGGTCATCTACGCTGATGGCGAGCATCTCTGGACGACGATGGACGCTAAGGAGCGGATGGCAGCGCAGCGCCTTACGGACGAGTACCGGGAGAAGCGTAAAGCCAACCGGGTGTCACGAGCCGTGGCGAAATCCAAGAAACCCTGGGTGAGCAAGGCGATCACCGCGATCAACCAGGCTCGTGAGTATGAGTACCTTGAGCCCCCAACCGGCAGCGTTCGGACAACGGACGAAATCCGCAAAACGCTTTTGGTAGGAAAGAGGGTCAATCACTCCGTCGCGGTCGCTGGTGCGCTTGAGCTTCCGCACGCTCGACTGCCGATTGAGCCATACTTATTGGGGCTTTGGCTGGGAGACGGCACGTCTGCCAGTGGCGCGATCGGTATGGCAGACTACGACATCGACGAAGTGATTGGCTACACCAACGCTCCGCTTGTTTCGCGAATTGCTTGCGGGAAAGAGCGAAAAACGCCGTACATTATCGCCCGCTTTAAGGGGTTGCACACTAAGCTTCGTGAAAGCGGGCTGTTGAGCAACAAGCACATTCCGCTTGGATACTTCCGCGCCTCCCGTGCCCAACGCCTCGCACTTCTGCAAGGCATCATGGACACGGACGGGCATTGCGACATCCGAGGTCAGTGTGAGCTGACACTCAGCAAACGCAATCTGATTGAAGACGTCCACCATTTGGTGTCGTCGCTCGGGATCAAGGCCACTATCACGGAAAAGCCAGTCAAGCGTGGGAACACCGCCTACCGGCTCAAGTTCGTGTCAGCCGAGCCGGTGTTCCGGCTCAAGCGTAAGTTGGTGCGACAGAAGCTTACGGACCACCGAGAAACGACGCGGAGGCGCTACATCGTGGACGTGAGGCCGTGCGAGCCGCGCATGATGCGCTGCATCGCGGTTGATCATCCAAGCCGGTTATACCTAGTCGGTCCGACGTGCATCCCAACGCACAACACCGCAATGCTGGTCGGTCTCGCCGTCCAGGCGCACACCAAGAGCATCATATTCCGTCGGGAGTATTCCCAGATCCGTGGCCTCGAGGACGAGGCAGCAAAGCTTCTGGGTGCGCGCGACGGTTACAATGCGACGGAGAAGGTCTGGCGCCACTCAGGCGGGCGGGTGCTGGAGTTTGGCTCTGTTCCGCACGAATGGGACCGCGAGAAATATCAGGGCCGTGCGCACTCATTCATCGGCTTCGATGAGATCACGCACTTCACCCCGTCGATCTACAGGTATCTCATCGGCTGGAACCGCTCCGACGTGAAGGGGGAGCGGTGCAGGGTCGTGGTGACAGGTAACCCGCCGACGACGGCCGAAGGCCGGTGGGTGGTTGAGTATTGGGCTCCCTGGCTCGACCCGAACCACCCGAACCCGGCAAAGCCCGGCGAGCTTCGATGGTTCACCACAATTAAGGGCGAGGACGTCGAGCTCCCCGGTCCAGATCCGATCGAGGTTGATGGCCGCGTCGTTACACCTCGAAGCCGCACGTTCATCGCGGCGAAACTCGAGGACAACCCGGCGCTGATGGACAGCGGCTATGCGGCGGTCCTCGAGAGTATGCCCGAGCCCCTCCGCACCATGATGCGCGAGGGACGGTTTGATCTCGGCCAGCAGGATGACGATTTCCAGGTGATCCCGTCGGCCTGGGTAGACCAGGCGATGTCGAGGTGGTCGAGGCAGCGGCCTGACGATCCTATGACATCGATGGGCGTGGACGTCGCCCAGGGTGGCGCCGACGAGACGGTGATCTCTCGGCGGCACGGCAGCTGGTTCGACGAGATCATCGCCAGGAAGGGTATCGACACCAAGGATGGTCCTGCCGTTGCGGGCCTCATCGTGCAGTACATGCGAGACGGCTGCGAGGTGAACATCGACACGGGCGGCGGCTGGGGCGGGTCTGCTTTCGACCACCTGAAGCACCAGAACGTGAAGATCCGCGGCGTCCTGGGGTCGAGTGGCTCGAGCGCCAAGACGAAGGACCGCCAGCTCGGCTTCATCAACAAGCGAGCCGAGACATGGTGGAAGCTTCGCGAGGCACTGGACCCGAACTTTGCCAAGCCGGTGGCGTTGCCACCAGACCCGCAGCTGCGGGCAGATCTCTGCTCACCGAGATGGAAGCTGGTGCCGCGCGGGATACAGATCGAGTCGAAGGACGACATCAGGAAGCGGCTCGGCCGATCGCCAGATCGCGGAGACGCTGTCGTTCTCGCGTGGGTGACTGCGTCTGAAAGCAATCAGGTTCAGCCTGCTGGCAGGAACTTCCTGCAGAAGAAGGCTGTGCTTGGATATTCAAAGATCAAGAAGGTGATCAGAAGATGATGTTTGACAATGGCGATACGCTCATCCCGTCGCGTCGGAAGAAGAAACTGTCTGATGACGCCGGCGTCAAGAGCCCGTTCGCAGACAACTTCATGAACTACTTCCAGAACAACTACATGGGGAACGGTGGCATCGTTGCCTACGTCTCTGATCTGATGAGCGGCGGCATCAACAAGTCCCGCGTATCTCGAACCAAAACAACCAGCGTCTGAGGAGACGAACATGTCCAGTCTTTTCAACCCCAAGACACCTGACATCCCGCCGCCGCCGGCTCCCAAGCCGATGCCTGACCCCGATGATCCCAAGGCCAGGGCCGCTCGTCGTATGGCGATGGAAGAGATGATGCGGCGAGGTGGTCGGTCCAGCACGAACCTTGAACGGAACGAAGGCGGTGGAACGATCGCCGGCGGCGCCTATTCGAAGACAAAGCTCGGTTAATGGAAGGAACTGAAACATGAGCATTGCAAACGCAACAGAAACTGCGATCCTGAAGCTTGTGTTTCAGGCCGTCGCCTGGGCCAACTACGCCGACAACGCAGGCGCCTCGCCAGAGACCAATATCGCGGTCGCGCTGCACACTGCAGACCCGACCGATACAGGCGACATGACGTCGTCTGAGGCGGCCTACACCTCCTACGCTCGCGTGTCTGTCGCCCGCACGACCGGCGGCTGGTCCGAAAGCTCTGGCACGGTGTCGCCCGTTGCCAACATCGACTTCCCGGCTGGTACGGGTGGTTCCGGCACGGCGACGCACTTCTCCACCGGCAAGACCGGCGGCGGTGCGACCGCGATCCTGTGGTCGGGCACCATTTCGCCGAATATTGTATGTGGGAATGGTGTTACCCCCCGTTTGACTACAGCTTCCACGATCACGTTGGACGCCCATTGGATTCCAACGGTAATTTCAGCTGTTCTCGGCTTCCTGGTGTTCTTTTGATAATACGGCGTTACCTAGAGCTTGATTAAAACAAAGAGCGATCCTATGTTTGTGGCGCACAAGGAGCCGCCACATGGGAAAGAAACGATCCGTAGATGTGTCTGACGATGAGATCGTTGCCGCTTATGAGCGGCTGCGGTCGCAATACAAGGTTGCAAAAGAGTTGGGCATCGGAGCGACCACGGTTGCTCGTGTTTTGTATTCGCGCGGTGTGAAGCTGACAGGTCTCTCTGAGTTCCGCGAGAAAATTACGCGGTTCAAGGGCCAAGAGGCTGAAATAAGAGCGATCTACGAAGCAGGGGCTACATACGATCAACTGCGAAAGCAGTTTGGTGAATGTTCCGATTATGCCCTGAAAAGTGCCATCAAGAGGGCCGGTGGAAATTTGCGGGAAAACCCAGCACCACTGGTGAAGGATGGTGAGGTCGAGCGCATTAAAGATCTACACAAGAGCGGTCTTGGGCAGGTCCATATCTCTCTCGCGATTGGTAGGTCTCAGTCGTTTGTGAGCCGCGTTATGCGGAGGAATGGCATAGCACCTCATGATGCGCGTGGTTCCAAGCACTCGATGTGGAAAGGCGGGCGCGTAATCGACAGTAATGGGTACGTCCGGCTGTGGGTTCCGCAAAAAGATCCGCTCAAATGTATGTCCTTGAATGATGGCTACGTACTTGAGCATCGATATGTGATGGCCAAGCACCTTGGCCGCCCGCTTGAGCGTCACGAGACCGTCCACCACATCAACGGCAACCGAGAAGACAACCGCCTTGAAAACCTTCAGCTTCGCCACGGCAAGCACGGCAAGGGTGTGCGCCTCCGTTGCCGGTGCTGTGGCTCAACAGACATTGAGAAAATAGAACTGGATTGAACAACCGAATGCAGCACGCCTCCGAGTTCCGCCGCTGCCTGCTGGAAATGGATGTGGTCGGCATCATGCGCCTCTGGCGTCATGTGTCTCCACACCTTCCACAGCCAAGCGAGGCTGAAGCGCTGATCCAGCTGCACATCGCAAGATGTGAGGCAAAGCGCTTCCCTCAGAAGGCAAAGGCGTACTCGCAAGCCTGGCTGGCAGAGCAGGGATATCAGAATATCGACGGACAGTGGATCTCTGGTTTGCCTGTTGCAAAGCCCGTCGCTGAGGCGGTTGGTATTTCGTCGAGATCGGCTGGTGGTTATGTCCTGCCGTTCAATAAGAAGATCATGCAGTTCATGGAAGACGCGCTTCTCAACGCGATGGCAAAGGGGATCACCGAGCCCCCTGTGCAGAAGGAAGCGATGTTGAGAGCGCGTGACAAGATACGATTTAGGGCGAGGGTCGCATGACGATTTCAGTCAAGCACAAGTTCACAAGTGCGAAGTCTGATAGCGCAGACACGTCTCTCGTGCGCCCGTCAAACTGGAACGACGAGCATAACCTGACGCTGGCGTCCGACACCATCCTTGGACGAGACACGGCAGGAACTGGTGCTGTCGAAGAGATAACCGTTTCCGGTGGCCTGGAGTTCACCGGGTCTGGCGGTATTCAAAGATCTGCTCTGACTGGTGACGTGACGGCCTCTGCTGGCTCTGGAACAACAACGATTGCCAATGACGCTGTCACCTATGCGAAGATGCAGAACGCCTCGACGAGCGATGTCGTCCTTGGAAGGGCATCCGCAGGCACAGGCAACATTGAGGAAATCTCCTGCACAGCTGCTGGCAGGGCATTGCTTGACGATGCTGACGCTGCTGCACAGAGAACGACACTTGGTGCAGCAGCTTCTGGAGCCATCACTGGCTCTGGCTTAACGCAAACAACGAGCCGAATCCTCGGCCGTACTACTGCAAGCACCGGCGCAATTGAGGAGATCTCTGTCGGAACCGGATTGACGCTGTCGGGTGGCTCTATATCGGTGACGACAAATACATACCAACCTCTTGATGCTGACCTAACAGCAATTGCAGCTCTTTCTCCGGCTCTTGACAATATCATTGTCGGAAATGGTACGGCATGGATTGTTGAATCCGGGGCTACGGCTCGTTCATCACTTGGTGCCGCTGGCACGGGTGTCACGAACACATTCACCGCCAACCAGATCGTATCAGTCACCGACAACACGAATGCCGCCCTCCGCATCACCCAGCTTGGCACGGGAAACGCGCTCCTCGTTGAAGATTCGACCAACCCAGATGCGACGCCAACCGTTGTAACTGCTGATGGTACTATAGTTGTTGGGCATACAGCCGCCCTTAACACCGACAATTACGCCGGGACGCAGATAACACCGAAGGTTCAGGTCCAAGGAATAAACAACGAAACGTCCACATTAAGCGCGACTGCATGGGCAGCCAGCACTGGTGGGCCGCAAATTGCTCTTGGCAAGTCAAGGTCCGCTACGGTCGGAACAAACACAATTGTACAGAGCGGAGATACTCTTGGGGCCGTAACCTTCGCTGGTGACGACGGCACTGCGATAATCATCGGTGCTTCAATAGTTGGCGAGTCTGATGGCACTCCCGGCACAAACGATATGCCGGGTCGCCTCGTGTTCAGCACGACAGCGGATGGTGCCCAGACAGTAACGGAACGACTGCGAATTTCCAGCACTGGTGCATTTGGTATCTCTGGTGCGAACTACGGTTCGGCAAATCAGGTTCTTATTTCTGGCGGATCTGCCGCGGCCCCTTCTTGGAGCAGCGGCACGTTCAGCGGAACAAGCTCTGGAACAAACACCGGAGACCAAAACATTTTCCAGACGATTGCTGTCTCTGGCCAGTCGAACGTGGTTGCAGATAGCACTGCTGATACCCTTACGCTGGCTGCTGGCACCAATATCGCAATCACGACAAATGCTACAACTGACACCATTACAATTGCTACATCCGGGCTTGGCACTGCTGCGATAGAAGGCACCGGAACGTCTGGGGCAACAATCCCTTTCTGTAACGGAACAAACACTTGGGCAAACACTCAAACCTTTAATGCTTCATCTGCCATAAGAGTATCTGGCGGAACCGCTTCTACAACTGGAAGAGTTATCATTGGTGATGTTTCTGCTGGTAACAATGCCGCGACCGTTGGGATTGAAACCATAACAACATCGACAGCAGCACGTTTCCATATGTCTTTCAAAAATGGAAACGGTATTGTCGGATCAATCAGCACGAACGCCTCGGCAACCGCATTCAATACAAGCTCAGACTACCGTCTGAAAGAAAATATCCAGCCGATCAGCAATGCATCTCACAGGGTCTCACTACTGAACCCTGTGAGGTTCAACTGGATTTCCGATCCTGGTGGGCCAGTTGTCGATGGATTCATAGCTCACGAAGTCCAGTCCGTTGTGCCGGAGGCGATCACCGGGCAAAAAGATGAAGTTAACCCAGAAGACGGAAAGCCATTATTTCAGGGCATAGATCAGTCAAAGTTGGTTCCGCTTCTTGCCGCCGCATTGAAAGAAGCCATTGGTGAAATAGCCAATCTCAAGGCAAGGGTTTCCGCCTTGGAGGGCGTATAGCCAAGCTTTATTTATTCTCAGTGTTGAAAATCAGAGAATGGTTTCAGCACCCCTAATGTAAGGTGACCAGGTCATGGCTTTCGACACGGTGTTCGACAGCGTAGCATTTGACCTGTCCGCGTTTCAGTGGCCCTATTCAGGGTCGGCAAGTTCGGCAGGATCAAGCACTGCATCGGCTGGCGGCGCTCTCGTAAGGGCCGCAGACGGATCAGCAACTGCCTCTGCTTCTGCAACGGCCTATGGAGCATCAAATAGAGCAGCAGCCGGATCGGCGGCTGGCTCTGGGTCTGGATCTGCGAGCGGTCGCGGTATCAAGCCGTTCGCCCTCATCGTTGATGCGTCCGGTTCTGCGAGTGCTGTCGGCGCGTCGACGTTTGCTGGCGCTGCGTCAGCAGCAGGCATTGTGTCTGGCGGGATTGCCGGTTCGTCTACGGCTGCGGCATCCGCATCGGGATCCGGCGCCGCAAGCGGCCTGGCGTCTGGCGCCTCAATATTTGCCGGATCTGCCGGCGCGTCGGGAAGCGCCGGTGCCCAGGCGGGTGGGGCCAGCACAGCAGCGGCGCTATCAAGTTCTGCTGGCTCTGGGTCTGGAGCGTGCGCTGCGCAGTTTGTTCGGGTGTCGTCGTTCACGTCGCAAGCCTCTGGAGCTGGTGCGGCGTCGGCTTTGGCAATATTCGCTGGCAGCGGTTCCGCTCTTGGTACGAGTTCATCAGGCTTCGCAGACAGCGGTATAACGTATGTTGAGTTCGCCTATGCCAATGCCGTGGGTGTCGGAGACCTGACGGCGGTTGGAATGATTGTTCTGCCTGCCAACGCAAATGCGCCTGGCACCGGAGCTTCAGTGGTGCTTGGCCTGCAGCGTGGCCCGGTCTTGTCAATAGCAGCAGCCTCTGGCTCTGGCTCAGTGTCTGGTGTTGGGGCGTTCAACTATGGTGTTGCCAGTGCATCTGGCAGTGTGGGTGCTGCTGCAGTAGGTGAGTCGCGTTTCAACGCAGCCGCCACAGTATATGGATCAGTAAGTGCGATCTCCCTCGGCACCACTGCGGCTGAAGGCGTCAGGGTTGTTACAGAGTTTGGTGTAGCCAATTCTGAGTCAATCGAAGACACAGAGGTTGAAGGCGATGCCAATGTCGACGCCTTCGGTTATGGTTTTGGCGTAGGTGACCAAATTGTCTTTTCGTCTGGCAAGGCACAGGCGATCGCGAAGTCAACCATATTCCAGTCTGATACCTTTGATACAGCTTCCTTTGGATCAAATGCAGAGACCGCACTTGGACAAGGCGTCGCGAAGCAGTTCACGGATGCAGCAGTAGCAGCTTCTGGCGTTGGCGGTGCATCTGCCGTGTTCCGAGCGTTTGATGGCGGGGTCGCCGCTGGCATTGGTGCATCTTCTGTTATCGGCACTCGTGTCACGCATTCTTCTGGATCTGCCGCAGGTGCTGGCAATCTTCTGGCCGTCAGGTCTGGAACGGTGCAGTCATCCGGCACGGCTCGCGCTCTTGGTGGCGCGGCGGCGGTTGGTGCTGTCGTATCGGATATCAGGGCCGTAGCAGTCGGAACAGGATCAGCGTTTGGTCGGTGGGGAACGTCATCAGCCGTTGGTTCTGCATTCTCGAGCGGGGATTGCTCCGGTGTGTCTCGAACTGACGTCGGTGTCGCGAGGGCTTCCAACAGCCTCGTGTTCAACTTTGGGCAGTCAAACGGGCGTGGCAGCGGCATCGTCAGCGTGAATGGCATCGTCTCAGGATCTGGCAGCGCACTGGCCAGGGCAGCTTAAAATCAGGATGTAGAAATGGATAACAACGGCAAAGAGCTCATGAAGCGCTGCAAGCGACTTTTTGAGCGCAAGTCTACGTTTGACAGTCTTTGCCAGGAGATCGCGTCAAATTTCTATTCCGCGCGTGCTGACTTCACGACGCAGATCAATCTTGGGGATGAGTTTGCCTCTCACCAGGTTGATAGCTATCCCGAGCTTGTCAGGCGTGATCTCGCCAACGCATTTGCCTCCATGTTGCGCCCCTCAAACCAGCAGTGGTTTGAGGCTCATGTCGACGAGGAGCTCGAGGCCGACAAGACTGTGCGCTCGTATCTGGAGTACATGACGAAGGTCACATCGCGCATTCTTTACGACCCGTCCACGAATATGAGGCGCGCTTGCACCGAGGCCGATAATGATCTCGCTGCATTCGGAAATGCCGTGGTCTCCATCGTCGACAATAAGGACCGCAGCGGCATCAACATGCGAGCCTGGCATCTTCGGGACTGCGCGTGGGCAGAAGATGAGCTTGGTCAAGTGTTCAGTCTGTATCGGAAGCAGAAGATCACCCTGGGCAATCTGGCTCGCCAGTTTGGCGAGGCCAAGGTTCCGGCCAAGTGGAAGTCGAAGCTCGATACGGATCAGATGCACGAGATCGAGATCTATCACTGCGCGATGAGGAAGGATCTGTACGAGCCTTACGGATCGAAGAAGACATTCGGCGGTATGCCGTTTGTGTCCGTCTGGTTCACTCCAGAAGGCGAAATTCTCGCGGAGATCCCAGAGCCAGTGTTCCCTTATGTGGTCCCGCGGTGGTCAAAGGTATCGACGTCGCCATATGCCTTTTCGCCGGCGACGATCATCGCCCTGCCGAACGCCCGGCTGATCCAGAGAATGATGCTCACCCTCATCGAGGCTGCAGAGAAGACTGTTGACCCGCCTCTGGTTGCCACCCACGAGGCAATCAAATCCGAGGTGGACCTGACGGCTGGCGGTATCACATGGGTGGACCGTGAGTATGACGAGCGCCTCGGAGAAGCCATTAGGCCCCTGCAGCTTGGCCGGAATGTGTCGATCGGCGTCGATCTGCTGGAGCAGCAGCGGAGGATGCTTGCTGAGGCATTCTATCTTTCGAAGATCAACCTCCCGCAGGCCCGTGAGAAGACTGCCTATGAGACTGCGAGGCTGGTCGAGGAGTACGTCAGAAACGCTCTCCCCCTCTTCGAGCCTCTTGAGGACGAGTACAATTCTACAATACTTGATGCCGTGATGGTGCGCGGACTGCGCCTCGGAGCCTATGGGGCTCCTGACATGATCCCCCAACCACTCCGAGGTCAGAACGTGAAGTTCACCTTCCAGAACCCGCTGCGTGAGGCGATGGCGCGCAAGAAGGTCATTGCCTTCAACGACAGCGTCCAGCTGATCGCTGCGGCCTCTCAGATCGACCAGTCTGCTTTGGCTGAGGTGAGCGTCAGCACCATGCTTCAGGACGCTATGGTCGGCGCTGGCGCCCCAGCCAGGTGGATGAAATCGGACGAGGAGAAGGCCGCACAGGCCGAGGCAATGAACCAGCAAGCCCAGATGGCTCAGATGATCAACATGGTCGGTTCCGGTGCGAATGCTGCGAAGACGATCGCCGAAGCCGAGGCAAAGGCAAATGAGGTGGTTTCGCAGTGAAGCTAGCCCCCTGGCGCCCCTGGAAGCCCGTCGAGGTCAATGAGACCACAGTTGTCGGGCCAGGGTTTCTCAACAAGGCTGACGCTATGGCCATCAAGGCAATGGCAGAAGGCACGGCAACACCAGACCAGCAGAAGAGGGCGCTCGACGCCATCATCTATCGGGTCGCCTGCGTCGATGATCTCTCATACCGCGCCGATGATCACGGCGGCGAGAGGGATGGCGCTTTCGCTGAAGGCAAGAGATACGTTGGGCTGCAGCTCAAGAAGCTGGTGGCAACACGTCTCGATATTCTCCTCGGGCAGGACAAGCCCGCGAGGAAGTAACGCGGACACCCCGCTATAGCGGCTCCGCACAACCCACAGAGGAACATGGCTGAAGAACACGTCGAAGTCGGCGGGCAGGAAACTGTTGCCGGAACGGATACTGCTGCGCCCGAAAAGACCCTGTCAGAAGCAGGTATTGCCGATCAGAAGGCCGCTGAGACAGCGCAAACTCCACCGGCAGACCAAAAGCAGGCGACAGATTACAGCTGGCCTGAAGACTGGCGGGACCACATGGCAGGCGGCGACGACAAGATCAAGTCGCTGCTTCAGAGGTACACGTCTCCAGCTGCTGCTGCGAAAGCCTTCCGTGACCTCAGGACAACCTACGACAGCAGGGACACAAAGAAGGAGCCACAGAAGGATGTGGTGCTTCCTGACAACCCTACTGACGAGCAGCTCGCTGAATATCGGAAGGCAAGGGGCGTTCCTGACAAGCCAGAGAATTACGAGTTCGAGGTTCCTGAAGGTCGAGAACTGACCGACGCTGACGTCAGCATCATGAATGACTTTGCAAGTGCCATGTTCGAGCGAAACATGCCGGCAGACGTCGTGAAGAACATTTCCGGTTGGTTCCTGGACTATGAGGAGTCAGTCGCGCAGCAGCGCGCTGAAGCAGCCTACAAGGCTCGTGTCGATACAGAAGAGAAGCTTCGCGCTGAATGGGGCGGTGATTTCAGGGCGAACGTCAACCTCATGTCGAATGTCCTTCAGGAGCACCTCGGGACATCTGCCCAGGACTTTCTGTCAATGCAGCTGGTCGATGGGTCGCGCATTGGCGACAACGAGGCGTTCATCAGGTTGATGGCCGATCTTTCGCGCAAGGTCGGTGGATCAAGCGCAGAGCTCTACACCTCAGATGTTGAGACGACTGGCAAGGGTCTTGAGACAAGGAAGTCTGAGCTCATGAAGATGATGAACGACCCAGACCCCGTGGTTCGCAAGAAGTATTGGAGCGCCGACGTCCAGAGTGAGCTGCAGCGCATCCATGGTGCCCTGTCTCGCCGGGCGTCATAACAAACAGAAAGGAAGCAGAATATGCCAAAAGGCGGATATTACCCATCTGAAACCTCCAAGCCCACTGGCATGAAGGTCGGCACGGATGAATACTATCAATGGGCATACGGTACGCGTGGCAAGGATGTCATTGACTTGGCACCCAAGGCCAAGTCTCCCAACGCCAAGAAGAAGACCGTAAAACTGAAGGATATGGGAAAGAAGGGCCGCTGATCACAACTTGCATGAATGGTGGCGCATGAGCGACAATGTCATTCAATTTGAGAGCGCCAAATCAGGGACCATCGCCAAATCTTCGGAGCAGATGCAAGCGACACCTGAAGAGCTCAACAACTACAACAAAGAGCACATCGATGGTCTCATCAAGTCGGTCGATACCGGAGCAATCAAGTCTCTGGTGTCCATCGCATTGCACACAGACGGCTCTATCGATTGGACTGTGTCTGGAAGCTCTTCCAATTTCGAAATCATCGCAGCTCTTGAGAGTACGAAATTTGATTTTCTGAACTCTTGAGCAGTCGAGATCCCTCCTCACGCAGGAGGGTAAGCAGGCACCCCGCACTGCGGCCCTGCATCTGAATTAACGCAGACGTTTTCGCCCCATTCAAGGGCTCGTGGACCGCAAGGCACCCCACGAGCCCTTTTCTGTTTGGGCACCCGAGAACCGAAGCCTCCCCAACAACCTCATCAGAATACGGAGAACTGCAATGGCTGTGCCAATGCAAACTCTGTATCGCGACGAGTTCGTGGCGAGCTTCGAAGTTCGCCAGTCGTATCTCCGCGATACAGTAACGTCCGAGGCAATGGTCAAGGGTAATTCCGCCATCTTCCTCGTCACCGGCCAGGCCGACACCATGAAGGAACGTGGCGTCGATGGTCTTATCCCCGCCGCCAACGAGACCGACACCCAGGTGACGATCTCGCTGAAGGAAATGCACCACCGGGCTACCCAGACCGGCTGGGACATTTTCACTGGCCAGTCCGACCGCCGCCGCATCCTTCAGGAGCGCGGCATGAAGGCTGCGAACAAGGAGATCGATCAGGCCATCCTGACGGCTCTCAACGCGACGACCACCAACTACAACTCTGGTTCGGCGATCACGCTGACCTATGGCAAGCTGGTGGATGTTCTCTCGGATCTCTACGAGAACGAGGTGGACAATGACGGCATGATCACCTGCGTCTGGTCTCCCAAGACCTACGCTCGGATCCTGACCTTCGCCCAGGCGACCTCCATTGACTACGTCAACGCGAAGCCGCTCGTCGAGGGTCCGCAGCCGTTCCGCTTCCTTGGTGCGCAGCATATCATGCACCCCAAGGTTCCGGGCGTCGGCACCGCAACCGCGAAGTGCTATGTTTACCACAAGTCCGCAATCGGTCACGCCATCGACACCGCTGGCATCAAGACCGACATCGGCTTCAACGGTGAGCATGACTATTCGTATGCCCGCCACTCCGTTTATCACGGCGCCAAGATCCTCCAGAACTCTGGTGTGATCGAGGTCACCGTCGATGACACGGCGGCATTCTCGTAAGACAGAAAGGAGTAAAACCTCATGGCTTACGTTTCTTCTGAACTGCGCCTGCTGGTGCCGACTTTGAACGGCAACAGCGGCACCCCGCAGCTCTGGTCCCTTCAGGGCGTCGATGCTGTGGGCGATGTGGATGCTGCCAACTTCATCAGCGACGCTGATGGCCGTGGCATGCGAAAGGGTGATATTGTCCTCTATACCAAGTGGGACAACATCACGACGAAAGCGACCTGTCAGGGTCACCACATCTTCTCTGTGATCGCTGTGGCTTCGACGGGTGCTGACCTGTCGAGCGGTACGGCGGTTACGGCGACGAACGCCGACTAACGACACTGGGCGGGGGCCATAACGGCCCCCGCTTTTTTCACATCAACATGAGGTATTCATGAAGCCCCTCAAGGCGACTGCCCTTGATCACTCTCACTATGTGCGCCTCAGCATGTTTGCTGAAGTTCCGGCCGGCACATCTCTTGAAGACGTTTTGACGCCCGAGTTCTGGGCTAACCACACGCAGCGCCTCAAGCGCGGTGCGATCATTGAGGTGCTGTCGGAAGACAACGTCCTGGACTGCGATCTCCGCGTCCTGAAGGTAGGTCAGACATACGCAAACGTCCGCCTGCTTCGGCACTACATTGGCGGGGAGGAAGCAAGGACGGCACCCAAGATCCACGAAGACGTTACCGTCAACTATGGCGGCAAGCAGGACCGCTGGCGGATCATGCACCGAGGAACGGTCGTATCAGCCGGCCTCGAGACGAAGGCTGACGCCGAGAAGGCAGCAGAGGAATACAGGCTGAAGATGGTGGCCTGATAAAGGGAAAGACCAGATGGCAACGAAGCTCGAGATTTACAACGAAGCCCTTCGCCTTGTCGGAGATCTCCGTCTGGTCGCCACGACTGACCAGGTCGAGGCACGATACGCGCTTGATGACGCCTGGAGCAGGGCCGTTCTGTTCTGCGGCGCACAGGCTGACTGGCCATTCGCAATGGCCGACATTCAGCCACTCTTGGATTCAGACTCATCGATCGGGTACAACAAGAGCTATACGTTCGATCCAAGTGTTTGGTTGAGAACGGTTGCCGTCTCACTGGATGAGAATTTCGCCGTTCAGGCGCACTACATGCAGACGGCAACGAAGTTCCGTTTCAACACCTCTGAAACCAGAGCTTATTTCAGGTACATCTCAAAGAACCTGCTGCAGGACACCGATGTGCCGAATTGGCCTGAGATGTTCTGCAGTGTGGTCGCACACAGGCTGGCCTTCGACGTTTGCGAGCGCCTGACACAAGACCCCCAGAAGGCCCAGGGGCTGTATCAGCTGTTCGTTGAGGTTCTCGGCCTGGCAAAGTCTCAGCACGCGCCCGAAAGGGGCGGCATGATGATTTCGCCTGCACAGTGGGCGGCAAAGGTTCACAACGATACGGTCGCGGCGATCTGGGAAGAGGCCATCAGGTTGATGGGAACCGGCGACCCGAAGATCGCTATGGTTCAGCGCCCGGTTGACGCCAAGCCCGTGCATGAGGTCTTGGAGATGGCCTGGCGCGGCGTCGTGCTATACTGCCTGAATGAGTTCGGCTGGAACTTTGCTACCAAGACCTCACTGCTGAGCACGTCTGCCGGCACAGGCACAGGGTACACGCACAGCTTCTCCAAGCCTGCAGACTGGCTGAGGACCGTGGACGTAGCCGCCGGGACTGACGCTGACTTCAAGGCTCCCATCGACTATCGTGACGAGGGTGGTCGCTGGTATGTAAATTCGTCCTCCATCTATGTTCGATATGTATCCACCGAATACGCTCAAGATGCTGACGCGACTGCGTGGCCAGACAACTTCAAGCGGTTGCTTGCATGCCGGTTGGCCTATGAGTGTGTCGATCTTGTCACTGGGATACCAGACAAGAGAGCAGCCCTTGAGAAGGAATATGGAGGGCAGGCCGCTCGAGCGATTTCGATCGATGCAGCAGCCAATAGCCTGGCGATCCCAAAGAGGCGAAACGCGACAGTTGGATCCATCTGGTCTGAGTCCCTGCGGCTCATGGGCTATGTGGAGGGCTCCAAGGGTACTGCTGACAAAGACGATGAGGCTGATCGCGTCTACCGTGTTCTTGACGCTGCGTGGTCCCGCGTTGTCAAGTTTTGCCTTACAGAGCACTACTGGAATTTCGCCACAACCACGGTCAGCATCCTAAGTTCTGGCGCCCCATCCCTTGGTTACAGCTATGGATTTGTGAAGCCATCAGATTGGCTCCGCACGATCGGCGTGGCCAGTGATGCGGCATTTTCTTCATCCATTGAATATCGAGATCAGGGCGGCCGCTTCTTTGCAAACGTCACGCCAATCTATGTTCGATACATATCTTCAAACTCGTCCCTCGATGCTTCTGCCACGTCATGGCCAGAGCCTTTCGTTCGCGCCGTCGCTTATCGACTGGCGTATGAATGCTCTGATGTTGTGACCGGAGATCCTGCTCGTCGAGCGGCTCTTCTTGAGGAGTACAAGTCGGCGCTTGAAAGTGCTGCGAGGAAGGACGCTGCCGACCAGAGTCTCATCATCCCGAAGCGCCGCAATTCAACAATCACGGCAATCTGGAAAGAGGCGTCCCGGCTGATGGGATACCCGGAAACAAGGAAGGCTGCGCCAGAGACGGAGATTGGGATTGAGAGCGTCTATCAGATCTTCGATGACGCTTGGCAACGTGTCGTTAGGTTCTGCCTGACTGAGGGGTTGTGGAACTTTGCCACCAAGACATCTCAGATCACGCAATCTGGTGTCCCAATACCTGGCTGGCAGTATGCTTTCAACAAGCCAAGCGGCTGGCTGCGGACGATTGCTGTCTCGAACTCCAGCGAGTTCTTCGCAGAGGCGAGGTATCACGACGAAGGCGGCAAGCTATATTCCAACGACAGCACCCTCTACATTCGCTTCATGTCTTCTGACTATGGGGCGGATGCTGAGGCGCCGAACTGGCCTGAGATGTTCTGCCGCGTTCTGGCCTACAGACTGGCCTACGAGTGCTCTGATGCAGTCACTGGCGATCCTAATCGATCTGCGAAACTGATGGCTGACTACAAGAGCATGCTCGCGCAGGCAAAGGGCAAGGATGCAATGGATCAGGCGCAGATGTTCCCGCGGACATCCAACTGGCTTGGCGCAATGCGGGGCGTGAGCAATCGCCGCTACGACCGCGGCTCTTTGAGTGGGTTCTGATAGATGCCACGATCACAAGTACCGTTCTATTCTCTCAATGCCGGCGAAGTGGATCCAGACGCCCTCGGGCGGATCGACCTCGAGAAGCTGCGCATCGCCGGCGAGAGCGTCGTGAATTTCACGCCAACGGTGCTTGGCGGCCTCCACATGCGGCCAGGCACGAAGTTCGTGGGCGAAACGATTTCGGGCAATGCAGCAACTCTTCTCATCCCGCACATATACAACTCATCAAAGGTAAGCCTGATCGAGATCAGTAGTCAGGCAATTCGCGTCCGAAACTCTGACGCGCTGGTGACTTTCGAAGACTACAGCACGACTATAAACAATCCGTATTTCACATCTGCCATCGTCACGAATGTTGACAGCGGTTGGATCAACGCTTCGTCAAATAAGCAGAACAGGGCAACAACGGTTTCCACAACAGCCGGTGGAAGGCTTTTGCTAAGTAGTACGAAATACTCTTTCGCCATAGCGAGACAGCGCGTGACTGTAGCTTCTGCAGACAGGCAAAAGCTACATACACTGAAGATTATTGTTCTGAAGGGGCCAATCACATTTCGAGTTGGTACAGTATCCGGCAAGAATGACGTGGTGTCCGACCAGCGGCTTGACAATGGAACGCATTTCATAACTTTCAAGCCGAACAATGCGAGTGTGGTGATCGAGCTCGAGGCGAATGACAGTGGTCATTGCGACAAGCGGGTAGATGAATGCTCATTCGTAAAAAATAAAATCATGGAGCTCCCGAGCCCATACACCAATGCCAATCTCAAGGACATCAGGTATGCGCAATCTGGGTCTGTGATTTTCATAGCCTGTAGAGGTGTGCCTCCGTACATGATCGAAAGGCGGGGCGACAATTCGTGGGGGCTGGTTGAATACAGAACAATCAATGGACCTTACATGCCGTACTCCGGCAGGAAGGTGCGCCTGAAGGTATCAAGGTCAATTGGTAACCCTACCACGATGGAGTCTGACCAGCCCTTCTTCAATGAAAAAATGGTCGGATCACTATTCGAAATTACGACCGATGGACAGAGGCGAACGGTTATATTCACTGACAAGAACCAGGCGTCTGAGCCAATCCGGGTGAGCGGGCGCGGCGGCATGGAAGGTCGAGCAAGGAGATACACTTTTACCACTACTTATTCGTCTGCGTTCACTGACACATCCACAGGTTCGTCTGTTTCAGTTCCAGCTGCCAGTGGCAACATACAGGTACAGTTCTCCTACGGACAGCCTGATGCCTGGGTGAACGGCTACGGCGAGCAAACGGCTGGCGGTATAACTCCTGTCACGACAAGCGGTACGTTCGTAGTCAACGATGCCCGCCTAAAGTCTAATACCAGCCCGGCATATACCCTTGAGTCGAATGACAATTCTGTTGTTTATCACAGGCTCCTACGAACAAGTGGAAACACAAACGGAACGATTGCAGCAACGATGGATTATGCCGGTGGCGCTCAGACTGGTGTCGTGAGGTTGTATGAGGTCATTGACAGCAAGACCGCAACCGTTGAAGTCCTTAAGGAAATCGGAGCAGCAGACACCTTTACAGATGACTGGAGAGAGGGTGCCTGGAGCGCCAATCAGTCGTGGCCAACGGCCGTGGCGATACATGACGGAAGGCTGTGGTGGGGTGGTCTCGACAAGGTATACGGATCTGTGTCTGATGATTACTTCAACTTCGACCCAAGGATCGAGGGTGATAGCGGCCCAATCATACGATCTATTGCGACTGGTCCTGTCGAGAACATATCTTGGATCCTCGGACTTCAGCGCCTTGTGGTCGGGACTGCATCGGCAGAGGCATCGATCAGATCCAGCTCATTCGATGAGCCACTCACCCCGTCACAGTTCACTGTTCGGAATGCGTCGACGATGGGTTGCGCATCAATTCAGGCGTTACAGCTCGACAGCACAGGCATCTTCGTCCAGAAGAACTTATTCAAGATCTATGAGTTTCTCTACGACGTCAACGTCAACGACTACACGTCGAGAGACCTGACCAGGCTCAACAAGTTTGTCTGTAAGCCAGGCGTAATAGATATGGCAGGACAGAGACAGCCAGACACGAGGGTGTGGTTCGTCAAGAGAGACGGGTCTATGGCTATGCTCTTGTATGAACGGCAGGACGATGTGGTTGGCTGGTCACGCTTTGAAACGGATGGCGAGATCGAGTCTGTCTGCACTTTGCCATCAAATGGTTCTAGCCCCAATGTTTCATCTCGTGATGATGACGTATACTTGGTTGTCAAGAGGGTCATCACCATAAATGGTCAGGCGACAGAAAAGAGATACATTGAAAAGCTGACGTCCTCTTCTGAAACCGAGGATGGAGACGGATCGTATCTTGTCGATTGTTCTGTGAAATACACGCCCGACGTAAGCTCGACGAAGACAGTCCCAGGATTGCAGCATCTCAGGGGAAAGCAAGTTGTCGCAAAGAATGGATCGTCTGATCCAGGAAAGCTGTATACGGTCAGCAACAACGGAACAATAACGCTCGACAATTTCATCGGGACGGGGCAGTCGATCAAGTCAGTTGTTGTTGGTCTTCCTTATACCGCCAAGTTCAAGTCAGTGAAGCTGGCCTATGGCTCCGCGCAGGGCACGGCTCTCGGGCAGAAGAAGAGGGTTGACCACCTCGGGATTGTTGCAAACAACACGGCCCCTGAAGGCGTTTCGATCGGCCGTAATTTCAGCGACATGACGAAACTGTCTAGCCTGATCCGCGGGAAGCCGCTGTCGGACGGCCAGATCATCGAACACTACGACTATGATGCCACCAGTTTCGGAGGCGCATGGGACACTGACAGCAGGGTCTGCATTAAGTGCGCGTCGCCATACCCCGCACATATCATTGGCCTCGTCATCAAGATGAATACCAATGACAAAGCCTATGCGTGGCAGCGACGTCAGAGTGACACCACGCCTGATGAGGCTTGACGTCGTTTCCCTCGACGAGAGGGAGTTCGCCCGTTTCTACAAAGTTGATCCATCAACAATACTCCCTGTTCTCGGGGTGGCGGCCAAGCGTGGCTCGTTGACGATTGGCGCCGGCGGCGTCGTTCACGGCAACGATGGGCGCGTCTGGGGCTTCCTTGACATCTTGCCTGGCAGGGCGCCGAAAACGACGTTGCGGATACTGTTGAGGTTTTTGAGGGACCGCGCTGCGGACGGGATCAAGGAGATCCGCGTCACCAGGGACGCCAGTCTCTCAACATCCG